GTTTTATAGAGATTGATGCACTCTTCGTCGGCAAGAGACGTGTCCGTGTATGCTCCTCCGACGAATCCCAGTCTAGGCACCTTTGGGCTTCTCCGTGCTCCAGCCAATGCGAATCAGGTTTTCTAGCTCTGTCTGCGTGTTGGCAGTGAGTTCCTTCACCGTGCCGTTGGGACGCAAGTAGTAGACCTTGCAGGGAGCTTGTGCCATGTCAGTATCCCGAGGGCAGGCCGGAGATGTAGTTGAAGTCGCCGCCGCGTTGCTGCAAACCGGGCATTCCCGCGTCTGCCGTCTTGCCTCGGGGCGATTGGACATTATTCGACTGCACCGCTTTGATCGCAGCCGCCTTGAGCCTCAGCAAATCTCCAGAAATCGGCACATTGAACATTGGCCCCATCGCTTCAGCGAGTGAATACACAATGGCATCCCAATAGCCGGGAGGCATGCTGAATTGATTACTCGGAGCCGTCACCTGCGCCAGCACCAGCGGGATCTGCAACAGAAGCGGGTTTTGCTGCGTGGGAATCGGCCACAGATACACTCCCCCATTGGGCCAATCGGGAGAGAAATAGAGGTCGGTGGGGTAGGTCGATGTCAGATTCTTGACGATCTGGTTTGCCCACCAGTCCTGATCGCGGATGTTCAGCCGGATCTCCACCTGCGTCGGCTGAGTGTTGTTCAGGATCACCGTCGCGGAACGAATTTCCCGAGGCCGTTGGTTTACGTCTAACTGCTGGTTTGGGCCGATCGTGATTGGCTGCGTGTTGGTGGGAACATTGTCGAAGCGCTGGAAGTTGACGTTGTAAATCATCGGGTCACGGGCGTTGAACGTGTCAATGACTCTCTGGAGCTTGCGCATGAGGTCGGTTAGCTGATCAGCAGGCAGGTTTTCACCAGCCGCAAGCTGTCCAATCTCCTGCAAGCCTTCCCTGAGGATGTCTTGAACTGTGACCGTGATGGAATTGGCTGTCGCCATTAGACGGCCTTGGCAGCCTTCGCGGCCCGAGCAGCAGCCATGCGCTCAGCACGCTTGCGCTTGATTTCGTCGATTTCCGCCTGCTTCGCGTCGGCTTCCCGCTGGAGCGCCGGGGAAAGATAGGGCTCTTCGGGCTCAATGGCCGCAGGCGCTTCCTCTGTCCACTCGCCACTCTCGAGAGCATCCTGCAACTCTTCCTCAGAGCGCACCAGATGAGTGCCGCTGGCGTTCAGCGAATAGATCATCTTGGGGAACTTCTGGAAGCGGTAGGGCTTGGGCTTGGGGTTGTTGAGGTCGATGGTTTCGACCGGCTTCTGCTGGTCGGCTTCCATAACGATCTTGCGCATGCGCTCGACTTCTTCAGGGGTAAACTGGCTCATCTTTTCGACTCCGTAGACAGCCGCAAGCTGCTCAGCCCGCTGCTGCGTGTTGAGATTGGAACGTCTGAATGATGGTGCGGGGATTGGCATAACAGAAAAAGGAGGGGAGTACCGCGAAGTACTCCCCTATTGCCTAGAAGGTCAGAGCATCCGAGTAGACCGTCACGGCTGCGCTTGCGCCCAGTCCGGTAACGATGAACTTGAAAGTCTTCTGCGCATTCTGAACCACAGTTACGGTGTCACCCGAGTTCAGGGTTACACCCGTGCCAGCCACGAGGGTAATCGTGTTGGCACCTGCGGACTTGTTGCGAATGGTTACCTTGATGGTTGAGCCCACTATCGCGCCCTCAATCGCATTGATGATGTTCGCTGCGGTGTCGGTGGTGTAGTTGGCTGCTCCGGTGGGAATCCCGATGATGAAACCGCCAAGGATCTGCGCCGCAGTGAGAGTCTGGTTTGTGCCGGCGAAGTTCGTAATGGTGGTCACAACGTTGATCTGCCCGCTGAAGTTCGGAGACTGAACCTCAGGCGTGTAGTCCTGAATCGGGTTCTGATTGGCAGTGGTGGGAATTGTCTGACTAGCGAAGCTCATGGTTTACGCTCCCGCAACGGTAACTGCACCGTTGTCCTGATAGAGATTCCCCAGACCGAACAGGGAGTCGAGACGGTTGACCTGCACCGATCGGACAGGGTCCCATGCCTTCACCTTGCGGACAGAGAGGCCGGTATCCGGGTCCTGCGCCTGACCTGCCTTCTCTACAGCCGTGGGCGTGTACAGCTTCGCGCCTACGAATGCAAAGGCTTGACGGGTAAGCCCAAGCCCCACGGTTCCAACCTTGCCGTTCGGCGAAGTCGTTCCGGGCCAGAGTGTCAGAGCCGCCGTGTTGCCTGGGAGGGCATCGACGTTCTGGTACTGAGAGCCGGGGCCGTAGATCGGAGGAAGGATCTGCAAGGCATCGTTGGCAGAGCCGCCACCAGTTGCGGTGAGGTCGGCAGTTACCGTGAATACCTTGTTGTAGGCCTTGCCGGGAATCCGGTAGGTCATGGGGTTGACGAGGTTCACGCTGGCAAAGGAGATTTTGTCGCCAGTCTTGAACGTATCGCCCGCAGTGGCATTGATTAGGATGGAGGTTCCCGACTGACCCGCTCCATTCACGGTCACGGCACCAGCCCAGGTTCCAGCGGTGTGCGAGAACAGAGACTGAGACTCGTAGAACATGAACATGCCAAGCTCACCAATCACGCCTTCCTTCCAAGCCTTCGTGATTTCGTCGGCAGGATGGAAGATGGTGGTGATGTTCGACCCGAGCGAGGTCATCATGCTCGAGGAAATCAGCATGCAACGCTTGCCCAGCACTCCAGCGGCGTTCTCTTCTAGCCGTTGGCGAGCGGTGTAGTACGTCGATACCGCCGTGGGGTCGGTGCCGAGTACGCCAGTCATCATCGAGGCGTTCTGATAAGCCCACTTCGCGCAACGGGAATCGCACTCCTGCGCCAAAGCAGCAGCGGCAGGCTCGAAATACTGTTGCGTGAGCTCTTCTTCAGAGCGCTCGAGCTTGACGGCATCTTCGTAGTCATCCCACTCGAATGCGACCTGCATCCACTGGTCAAGGTTGACCGGCGTCTGCAAGCGGTTGATCCCCTGCGGTGAATAGCCCATGCCATTCGTAACTTTGAACCGCTGAGGAAATTTGACCGTGATCTGGCTTCCGGGCGCGAACTCCTTGTCGAAGTCCTTCTGCCAGCCACGATTGAAGTATTCGGCGACAATCAGCTTGTTCAGCAGGAGCCGCAGTACCTTCATCGATACCCAGGTTGTGTTTAAAAATGCGTTTGCCATTTACGCTCCGCGACGGCGGGCGAGCTCCTTGCGGTCTTCGGCCTCTTTCCAGGCTCGGAAGTCTTTGGAACTGCCACGCTCAACGTTCTTGAGAGCACGTTCCGATTCGTCCACCGGCCCCGATCCTCGGGAGCCTATTTCAATGGGCGGTTCAGGTGCGCTTTCGGGGCCACGTTTGGCAGGAGGAGGCGGGGCCTGTTCGTTCTTGGTGAACTGGCCTCTTTCATTGCGGGTAGCGGAGTCTGAGCGTCCGGCCAGATTCGCTTCAATCTGGTCTTCCACTCGAGCAAGATAGCGATAGGCCTTGTACCTATCTGTTTTCGCCATATGAACGAACTCCGCAGCTGCCTGCGGGTCTTCCCCGATGACGTAAACCAGATGCGCCATGTTCGGAGACTGCGACATAATCTCCAACATGTTTTGCGGGAAGCCATTGAGGGCATTCCCCTGCTCATCTGTAATCTGGCTCAGGAAGTTGACGCGGACTTCATCAAACTTCTCTCCGTAGACAGCGCGTGCGGCGTTAGCCTTTTCCTCAACAGTCTGTAGAACAGCTCTTTTCTGCTGCTCAATGTTGCGGAAATAGTCTCTGGCATCCGCGAGATGGTCCACCATTGCCGCTTGAACGTCTTCCCATGGAGCATCCGGGTTTTGGGCCATGTATTGCGCCTGCCACTCGGTTGGTTTGAAGTTCTTGCGGTAATCGGCGTAACTCTGCGGAGGTTGCGGCTTGGCGGTTGCGGTTGACGATTCCGCTGGGTCCTTGCGCGTCTGAGAACGCCTTGCCTCTTCCAGTTCGCGTTCGAGCTGTCGCATCCGCGCAGTCATCTGATCTATGCGAGCCTCAGCGGTGCGCTTGCGCTTAATCTCCTGCGTGGGTTCTCCCGATTCCGATTCGGGTGCGGGTTCTGCCCCTTCGGGCGCGGAGTGCGTCTCTTTCGACGGGTCAGCGGTAGCCGGGGCCGCATTTGTCGGCTGGGACTTCTTCTCAGGCAGCGCACCTGTTTTCCGCCAAGTGTCGTACTCGGGGCCGCTGCGTGGAACTTCTAAACTCGGGGTTTCAACTGCGGGTGCCGCTGACGGGGCGGCTTCTTGTACGTCTGGCATGGTGTTCTCCATGTGAAATTGTGCGGGGGATTTCACCCCGCTCCCTCACTGTGCTGCTGTGAGTGGGACCTTAGGCGGTCGGTTCTGTGCTCGGAGGATTCTCGACTGGCGGGTTTTCGACGGGAGGAGCCGGGGGATTGACCGCATCCTCAAGGCCTTTGGCGAGCGCATTGAGTTGCGCGGCCTGCTCTGTGACGGTTGCGGCAACAGAGCCCACGGTTGCATCTTCGGCATTCACTGAGTTGGACAGCTTGTCGGTTGCATCCTTGATTGCTTGCGACAGGGCGGTGATCGCGTCAACGAGCGACTGATCGGCGGTTTCGAGGGCCTGAAGGCCCGGAGGGATTGTGCTCATAACCTCTTTGATCTCCTTTAGCGTTTGGTTGGTCTGGCGTAACTCGATGAGAATGCGCTTGAACGTCTTATGCTCTTCGCGGTCATCCTCGAAGATGACGACATCGAATATGGGGAAATGCATACTTTAGTCTCCAGCTTGCTGTTCTTGTGCTTGCTGGGCTTCTTGTGCGCTCTGCACGCTCTGATTAGCCGCCTGCTGGTCGGCTAGTGCGGATTGGTTCTGAGCTTGCTGATCGCCTTGCTCAAGGGCTTGTTGATGTTGCTGCGCGGCAAGATCCTTCTCGTGCGCCTGCTGGTGAGCCTGCATTGCAACGTCATGCGCCTGATCGTGGAACTGTGACTCGAGTTCTCCGAACAACTGCTTGCGCTCGGATTCGTCCTGAGCCTTGGTGCCGATCTCTGCAACCTCGAGCTTGGTCTGGCGGTCCAGATTGGCCTCTGTGAGCCTGACTTGAGCATCCTGCTGCTGCAACTGCATCTTGCCCTGCATCTCGATAACTTTGCCGGCCTGCTGCAACTGGAGCTTTTGAAGTTCCTGCTGCATCTTCTGGAACTGTTCGGCCTGAGCCTGCATCTGCTGCTGCATCTGGTCCATCTGCTGCGCCTGGTTGTTGTTCTGCGGGCTGATGATGTCGGCCATCTGGTCGCCCATCGGCCCAAGCTGCATCATGCGAATCGAGGTAGACAGGATCTGCGCTGCTTGCTGCGGTCCGATCGGCAGAGTCTTGAGATTCGGCACTAGCGAATTAGCCACGAAGTCTCGTGCATCGTCTCTCTGTGAATCACTCGAGGGAGCCGTTGAGATTGTGACCTGATAGCGGCCTTTATCGTCTGCGATGGGGAAGTGATATTCATGCCCATCCGCATCGACGGTTGCCGCATTGATCGCTACAAGCTGGTGTTTTCCGTCTGCAAGCCGCACGGGGCGCTTTGTCTCTCCAAGGTCGATCTCTGCCAGCCAGTTGTTGATGATGCGGCCCGTGAGCTTGATTGCGCGTTCGTAGGCGTCTACGAGATGATAGGAGCCGATTGCCTGCTCTGCTTGCACCTTCTGAATCGCAACGCCTGATTTTTGATTCGATCTCTGTGCAGCCGTGGGGAGCGGAGCGATGCCCATTGCGGCCTGAATAGCTCTGCGGCAGATGTCAGCACCGATGGAATACGCGCCAAAGTCGGGAACGTTTGAGGCGCGTTGCGGGAGTGGCAGAACCTGCCCATTGCCGCCGTCTACGACTGGATCAACCTGAACTCGCGTGTGGTAAAGCTGGTTCAGCGAATCCCACGCGTCCTTATCGGTCTCAAACTGCCCCACATAGCCGATATATGGCGTTTTGGGAAGCTGCCCGCAGTTCTCGAGCATCGAACTCATCACATAGGCCAATGCCTTTTGTGGGTCACGTGCCAGCGAAACCAGCGACAATAGCACGCGTTCAGCACCAGTGCCGTAATCCACCCATAGTTCCTTGCCGAATACCGGAACAATCGGGATGTAAGGCCCTGGCTGAACCGTCTTGCGCAGAATCTCTACACCATTGGTCACATACTGCGTTACCGTGCGCTTGTAAGACGTTCTCTGCTTCTTGCCTACCTTCCGTGCAACCTGCTTGACTTCCCAATACGAGGCAATCTGGATGGATTTGGTGTCGTACCAGTCGCTTGCATACTCAGAGCCGAAGTCTTCTGCCGTGAAACTCGTCTTTTCGGCGTCGGGAAACTCCGTCTCAAAGTCCGCGATGGGCATGCGGTCCAGCTCAAATGCCCACTTGATGTCTGAGCCGTCCAGTTCCTTGTAATCCGGGTCTGCAACGATTGAATCCGGGTTCATTACGGGCAGAATGACTATTTCCTGCTCATCGGACTCATCGGAAACGTATGCCCGCGTGACCTTCCAATAGCCGATGTTTCTCTCAACTGCTGCCTGAAGCCCGTTCACATACACTTGGCTCGCATTGCAGGCATATTCAATGGCCCGGATGCGGTTCTCGCGGTACTCGGCTAGCTTGTCTGTCGCGTCATCCCCGGCTGGATCAACCTTGATGCCTCTGGGGTTCTGCCGAGCGGTGTTAACGACCTGATTGACGTACTGGTTGAGCTCGTCAGGGCAGACTGTGGGCCGGTCCTTGCGTGCTTCTTTGTCCGCATCGTCCCAGGGATCGCCTGAGACGTACTTCATGTTCTTCTGGCCTTCTTTGCGGTTGCGGTCCCACTTGTCGATGCCATAGCGATAGCGCTGCTTAATCCGCTTCAGCAGATCCGTGTTGCCTGTACCGATGTCGGGATCTTTATCTGGCAAGTCGTAGTTTCCTTAGAAGGGGCCGGAGGAGCGACCGACCGGCCCCGCTTGCACGTGCAACCTGTAGCGACTCAATGGCAGATTCGGCGGCTGCAAGTCGCGCCGATAACTTCGCCAATAACTGGTCCGCATTCCACTTCGTTACCTGGATCTCTCCCCTCAGGGAGATGGCTGAGTTGTTGACCATAGGTAGTACCGCTTGAGTCATCGCATCTTCGATAGAATAAGAGCGGTTATTTGCTTCACCTTCCAGCCGCGTAATGCGGGAATCGAATGCGGCTGTCAGATCCGACACATCCATATAAGCTTGCCGTCTGCTTATTTCCACTTCCTTGGCTAGCCTTGCAACGGTAAGACGAGGCTTTCCCGTCTTCTTGGCTTTCTTTTTCATTTGTCGCTCCTTGCGTCGTGTCGCTCACGACGGTGAATTAGTTGAGTTGTGCAGGTTTCACGCGCTCAAAGCATTTGGGGCACTTCTGTTCAGGGAATAGAACCCAGCCTGCGGTGAGAGCCTTCTTTCTCACGTCCACCTCTGTCTCGAGCCCTACCTGATAGAACTCTTCCTGCCTGTCGCACCGGATGCACGTCAATGTCAGCTTCTTGGCCGCGATCGCAGCTGCCAGCATGTTCTCGACAGTCTTAACATCCTGCGCAGGCTTGAACGCATGCAGCTTCCCATCCTCCCCTAAAATCGGAAGCTGCTCACGCTCTGCCATCTGGCCCGCTGATGCCACATAGACATCCAAAGGCTTGGCTTGAAAGCGGAGATGCGGCCTGATTGAGTCATAGACCTCTTGCCGATCCGCTACGCTCTCAATCGAGGTCAGGAATGTTTCGAGGTGCTTATGGTCGCGGATGGTCTTTGCCAGCGCAATGATGGCGTCTGCGATAGAGCCGATGCCGAATCTGCGAAGCTGGCGCTCCACAAAGGCTCTCGAGTTCTGATTCTGGCCTAGATCAATGGGCATAGTATCTTTCGGAGTCTGCGAAACAGCGCTTCAATGGCGAGAGCCACAGGGTTCACTTCTTCGCCTTTGCGCGGATGGAGGCTGCAACATCAGGCTTAATGAAGGATTGATTCGCGGCGTCGTTCTTGTGCGCATTGGCTTGCGCATTCATGTCGGCAATCGCCTTGTCATGGTCGCTCGGGGCTGGTGAGCTGACGTGCTTCGCCCACATATCCTTCATGCCTTGAATAAAGGTGTCGCCAGTGATGAACTTGTGGAACGTATCGGCGAGTCCGCCTGCTATGCCGTTCTGATCGTCCACTATTTGCCTCCTTTGGCTTTCGCACGGATACGGGCCGCTGCGGTGCTAGTGAGTTTGGCGGGGAGCTTCTTGCCCTTAGAGGCAGCGTTCCACTCGCCCACGTCTACGCCTTGCTTCTCGAGCTTGCCGCGATTTGCATTGAAATAGCGCTCTTGCGCCAGTGATTTGTAGGGCATATCAACTCCAGGCTGAGACTCTGCGGGGCGGGGCGTTCACTTGCTGTTTAGGTCGCTCCGGTTCCTTGATACCCACTGCTAGCGTTCTGAGCGCGTCGGCAGGGTGTGAAGCATCGTCATGCAGTGGTTGGCTACGGGGCACACCAAGAGCGGTCGGGGGACCCCATTGATAACGGCGTAGATACTGGAGACCGTCCGCACATAACTTATGGTCGAAGTAAAGCTGGGGAAAGATCGTTCGGGTTGCGTTGATTCCATCGGCGACTGAGAGTTGTCGGTTAACACGGACTTTGAATCCTTTCGCTCGCATCAACTCTTCGATTGACTTGCCTGTGCCTAACGACCTTGTGCCACCATCCCAGGGCAGATAGCAGGTTCCGAATACATAGCCCCACTTCTGCATCTCTTGGAGGTAGTAATCAAT